GCTGCCGCTGCCCCAACCCCAATCCCATTCCCGTTCACGGAACTGCTTATGCGGCAAAGGGTCAACATCGCCAACATTGCTGATGGGCTTGTCCGATGTGATGAGAGTGCTGGTACTAATGACGGCACCGCCCTGTTTTAGGGTCACGATGTCGTACAAGTCTGTTCTGGTCACATACGACGAGATAGGCACGAACGGCTTTGCTAACCGTCTGAACGTGGTCGTGATGTTCACTACCGGCTTGTCGGCTCCCGTCAAAGCGACGGCATGAAGAACCCCGCCGAACACGTTGGGGTCTCCGCCGTCTGAGATGGTGTGCTTATCTTCCGGCAGAAACGTGCCGTCTGGTTCGACATCCACGAATGATGTCATGCTGTCTCTAGTTCGTTGCACTTTGCGACTGCTTCGTCTTGTGTGTCGTAGACGTATCCGATGGGACGTTCGTGTCTGGTTACGACGTATTCGGTGCGTATCACGTTCGCGTCTGCTGTGTCGCTGTCGTAGTAGTGGATGGGCATGATGTTGTATTCGGGTCGTACACGTTTCATCACAACCCCCTGTCTAGGCGTTTGGCTTTCGCTAACGCTGTTTGTCGGTCGTCAAACGTGAACCCCATGTCGGCGCATCGGTTCGCTGTATCCATGATGTGCCATGTGCGGGTTAGCACGTTGCCGTCGTTGTCGTAGTTCTCTTTGTGGTAGATGTCGTATCTCTCACTCATCGTCTGTGTCCTGTTCTGTGGTGTTGACCCATTGGATTGCTCCTGTGTCGGTCATCGTCAACTTGTAGTCGTCGTCTGTTTCGTGCCAGCCATGTTCGGCGTTCCATACTGTGCGGGTCATCGGACGACCTCGCACATGTCGCCGTCGCCGTTCCACACGTTGGCATGGAACTTGTAGGTGACACCCTCGTAGGTGACGGTTCCGTCAACGATGGGGTAGTACTCGGCGTAGTCGTTGTACGGCTCGTCGCAATACACATGGAACGAAACGTCAACGTCAATCTGTGCGCCAATCCACTGCGCCATGATGTCGGTGAACTCGTCATCGTTGATTGTCGCTTTGACGTTCGTCGTCTTGTAGATGTCAAACGATGCGTCTGCGACCTCTTCGGTGAGAGCGTTGATGAACTGGTCAATGACTGTGGTGTCCTGTGTCGTTGTCATGTTGTACATCTTACTCATCACACAACAGATGTCAACACTATTTACGAAATAATCCGAAATAATCTTGCGGTCACGAAACGAGCGGTGACGAAACCCGCTCGCCTCGCACACAACACACCAACCCAAACCACCCGCCTCGCCAACCCGCCCCACACGCCGACAGCAACGCCCGCTGCTCGCCGAACTGCTCGCCCGCCCGTCAAACACGTCGAACACACGAGCTATCGAACGAGCTATCGACCATCGACATCGACACGAGCAACACCACCCAGCCAAAAACGCCTGTCGGGACTTACGAGCGCACGCCAAACGCCGGGGGGGAGGGGTTGGGGTTATTTTTGGTTCGGCGTATTCTGGTTAGATTTATCTGTTCTTGTGATGTGTTCTAGTAGGTCTGTGATGCGGTTGAGTACGTGTTTGTTGTGGTCGTTTGGGAGTTGTGATACGAGTTGTCGTATTTGTTTGATGCGTTGTGGGGTGTCCATTTTTTTTTGGTGGTGGTGTGTGTTTTGGTTAGATTTGTATGAGTGGTTTGAGGTGGGTGGCGACCCATTTTGCGACTGGTGCGGCGACTCCGTTTCCGCATTGTTTGTAGCGTTGTGAGTCGGAGTTTTGTTTGCCGTCGGCGCGGTGGAGTGTGTGGTTTTCTGGCCAGCCCATTAGTCGTTCGCATTCGAGTGGTGTGAGTCGTCGTACTGCGAGTTGGGTGTGTTGTGCTTGTTCGTCGGCGATGGCGTGGATGTCTACGGTGGTGAGTGTGTACATGGGGTCGTTTTCTTGTGTCCAGCCTGCGCCGTTGCTGGTGTTTTTGTCTTGGCGTCCGATGTTTTTGCCGTGGATGCCGATGGGTTGTGCGACTGCGTGTCCGGCTCCGCCGGTTCTGAGTGTTGGGAATGATTGGGTGGAGGGTTGTGCGTCTAGTCCTTGTGTGTGGGAGAAGCCGATGGGTTGTGGGGTGTAGACGATTGTGGTTGTGGTGCGTGTGTCGCCTTGGTCGAAGGCGTTGAGTGTTGGGTTGGGGCGGTTTGTTTCCCAACTTTCGTCGTCTGTGTTGTTTTGGGCGCGTTTTGCTTTTACGTAGACGGTTGGTTGGCTAGGTGTTGTAGTGCTGTGTTGAGGAGTGGGGGGAGTTGTTTCCCTCGTCTTGTTGCTCTCCTTAGGATCCCTTGTGCCGCTTTTTGCGACAGGGAATATTTGTTGGGGACTTCGTTGGGCGGTTGTAGGATCGAAGATAGATGTGAGAAAGATTCTGCGCCGTCGTTGGGGTACTCCGAACCATTGTGCGTCCAGGATGTGCCATTCTTGGACCAGTGCCCCGATTTCGGCCAGCGTGTCAAGGCATCTTGCCATTGCAGCGCCTTTGTCGGCACTGAGGAGTCCTGGGACGTTTTCGGCGACAGCGATTTTTGGGTATTTTCCATTTGTTGCTTCTCTCATTTCGTGGATGATGCGGATTGCTTGGAAGAAGAGTCCTGATCGGTCTCCGTCTAGTCCGGCGCGTTTTCCGGCTACTGATAGGTCTTGGCAGGGGAATCCGTAGGTGATGATGTCTACGGGTGGGAGGTCGGCTCCGTGGACGTTGTTGACGTCTTCCCATTTGGGGACGTGTGGCCAGTTGTGGTCTAGGATTTGGCGACAGTTTTTGTCCCATTCGACTTGGAATTGGCAGGTGTATCCGGCTGCTTCGAAGCCGAGGTCGAATCCTCCGACTCCTGCGAATAGTGATCCGAATGTTGGTTGTGTCATGGGTACATCGCTTTGTAGGTGTGTGGGTGTGTGAGGTGGTGTTTTTCTATGTAGGTGCGGGTGCCGTGTCCGTAGTTTAGTGTTTTGTGGTGTTTGAGGTATTTGGTGGTGCTGATGATGCCGCAGATTTCCCAGGTGTTGTTGGGGTTTGTTGGTTGGTGTTTGTCGCCTTGTAGGTGTACGAGGATTGCGGCTTGTGTTTTTTGGACTTCTTGGAGTGTGTTGATGATGAGGTGGACGTTTTTTGGGTTGCCTTGGTAGGTGTTTGTTTTGACGAGGGTTGTGTGGTGTTTTAGTTGTAGGTCGTTGCCGTCGTCGCCGAGTGGGTAGATGTTCCAGTCGATGGTGCCGCCGAATGTTTGTTGTGCGGCTACTTCGCCGAGTTTTCCGATGAGGGCGATGTTGTAGCTTGTTTGTTTGTGGTCGAATGCTCGGTCTGGGACGTTTGTGTTGCGTTTGTTGTTTTGTTGTTGTTGTACCCAGTCGTTTGTTTGTTGGATTTGTTTTGGGGTGAGTTGGATGCGGATGGGTGTGTTTTTCATCCGTAGCGCCATCCTTTTCGTTGTTGTTCTTTGTATTTGTCGGCTAGTTCTTGGTTGACGATTATTGGACGTTTTTTGTATGGGGTCCAGTCGGCGTTGTTTGTTGTTGTTGGTTTTGTTGGGTGGAGGTTTGCGCTGATGACGGTGCGGCGTTGTGGTTGTTGTTGCCGGTCGGTGTAGTGCAGTATGTATGAGGGGAAGATGATGAGTAGCCCTGGTTTGGGTGTGATGCGGTGTGTGTTGTCGATGGTGTTGTTGTGTGTGGTGTGGAAGATGAGGTCTGCGGGGTGTTCTGGTGCTTCTGGGTAGTAGGCGATTGACCAGTATTCGTCGTGGTTGATGTGTTGGTTACTTTTGTGGGTGTGGGCCATCACTGATTGGTGTTGGTTGAGGTGGAGGGCCCAGATTGCGTCGATTTTGTTGCTGGTTTTTGTTACTTCGTTGACGGCGTGAATTATTTGTTGTTCTAGTTGGTGTATTGCTTGTGTTTGTGGGATGACGGTGTCTTCGTGGTAGCTGTGTGAGTCGATTCCGTGTTGTGGGATGGTGTCAAGTTTGGGTGGGTGTCCGTGTTGGTCGATGTCGTCGATGATTTGCTGGTTGTCGACGTTATCCAACATGGTTGTATAAATATTCACTGCTATTAGTTGGTGGGTGAAAATATTTTCCATCATCACACTCTTTCGGATAGATTTATACACATTGAGTACCCCCCGTGGGACTCGAACCCACAACCAATAGGTTAAAAGCCTACTGCTCTGCCATTGAGCTAGAGGGGTGTGT